CCGTCATTTTGCTCCTTTTCATCCTCTTTTAGCAGGTTAGAGATTTCCTGATTTATTAATTGATAAGCTTGTGCTTGTCCTAGTAAATACTTGTATTTTTCCATACTGTCAACCCCACCACTCATCATCGAGTCTCCTATTTGTTGAACAGTAGCATTTATTCTTTTTTTAAGTTTGTTTAGTATTATTAGTTCTTCTGATAGCATCTTTACCTTTTTTAAAAATTGCAGCGACTTTTGATTTACCCATAACCTTGGCACGCTGTTCTCCAACGGTTAGAATTTGAATTTTTCTAGCAAACGGCTTATTAATTTTTTTAACTTTCGAAACTGTTTTTCTCGCATCCGTCGGCGTTGCGAACTTGATTCCAACAGTGTCACGAGGGTTTTCATCAGTATAGAGCCTTCTACCATGTTTTTTACCAGGATGTTTACCTGTTCCCTTTTTTGGATCCGCCATGTTTCATTTCCTTAATATGTTTTTTAATTATATTAGATTGTTTTTTGTGTAACCTAGAAGCTTTGCCTAAAGCTTTAGCTACCTTCTGTAATTTTTTAACCATAGTTCTCCTTATATTTTAAAATGTTGTAACTCTTTTAATTTTTCTGTGGCTTCAGCAATTTTTTGTAATTGTTTATCTATTTCTTCTAAATGTTGTGGATGTTCTCCAATACCAACACTGTTATCTAAATAAATTTTTATTGTTGCATCTGCCTCTGATATCTGAGCGTTATACTTATCTTCTAATGCTTGTAATAGTGCACGTCTTAACATTTCCATCTTCTTCTAGCTTGTCTTAGTCTAGAATTAGGATCTCGTGCTGCTTTAGGAAATTTTTTCATTTGTCCTGCACTTCTTGCGCAGTATGATTTTCGCCTTTTAGCGGCAGCGGACCCTTTCTTGACTTTACCGGTCACAGCTGTTTTTAGTTTTGAGCCGGGATTCATTCTTCTATAGGCTTTAACACCGGCTCGTGTCATGCCTGCTCCAGATTTTGTAGATCTAAAGTTCTTTTTATTTCTGGCAGGCATTCGATCTTGTTTTCTCACACTAAACCTCCCATACTCATATTTTTTCTTTTCTTAGCAAACGTTGCGGCTCTACTAGGTGTAGGGCCTGTATTCGATTTTTGTTGTTTTCTTCTTACGGCACCCGCACGCTGCCCTTTGGACATCGCTCTTGCTTTTGCAATGGGCACGCATTTTGGATATTTTTTTCTTTTTTCTCCACCACTTCTTCCACACTTCGGGTATGAACCATCTGGCCGCTTGTTTGCAATATCTACCCAATTCTCTTTTACCCACGCTCGCAGTCCTTTTTTGGCCATTAGACCATCCTTGTTTTTTTCTTTCTATCGGACATAATTTTACCACATCCTCTAGCCACAGCTCCACCTTTACTGTACATTCCTCTATCTATCATTCCACCCATGGCTTTTTTATCACGCTTATTTTTTTTACCACCTGGTGTGACTTTACCACTACATACAGCTGATGCATACATATTTGCATATGCCGAAGGATAGACCTTGAACTTTCGCTTTGCTGCAGCTTTACCTCTAGGACAAAGTTTTCCCATTTTTATTTTACCCTTCCACCTTTTTTCATATATCCCATTTTATTTCTAACTTGTTTAGGAAGTTTACGAAGGCCTTTATGTTTTTTACCTTTTGGTATTGATTTTAATTTTTTCATTACTTATTTATCTTTCCAGATTTTTTAGCTTTACTTCCAAATCTTCCATAAGACTCATCTCTAGAATCTTTTAATTGCTTTTTAGTTCTTTTCTTTTTGATTCTCATAGCAATAGACTCGTCTTTTCTATCTTTGTAACCTTGTTTCTTAACACGGCCACCTTTTTTCATCATAGGTCCACCCTTCATTCCCATGTCGTCTTTGTAGTAACCAGACTTCATGTCTTTTCTAGCAGTAGACATTCCTCCACCTCTTTTTTTTACTCTGCCACCCATTTTCATAGGATTAGCAACTTGTGTATTGTATCTTCTATTAGGCATTATTTTTTTCCTCCCCTAAATATTTGTGTTCCCTTTATACCATAAATTGACGCCACGACAAGGATCCACAAATTTGTAAACCATGACGGCAATGACGAGAAGTATTCGAAGAACAATTTAACCTTGTCCATCGCAGTCGGATCGTCACTTACGACTGCCCAAGCCAGCACCACAATGGGCGCCGACAAAATTAATAAAACCGCCTCGTCCTTCCAATCTGACTGACGAGCTTCTAGGAGTTTACCTTGGTAAGCTTCCTGGCCTTGAGCCATCTTTTGCGCATGCATATGCTGTGCATCTGCCATCGCCATTTTTGTCTCTTGACGTTTTTTAAAAATGTGCGTGCCAGCCTGCAAAGCAATTTTTGCTAAACTGAACCAAGCCATAATTTAATACCAAGTTGCTTTTACAGGTTTTTTGTCAGGACGCATTCTTTTTGTGCCTCTAACATCAACAACCTGTGATTCCATAGGGTCAGTTGCTTGAATTTCGACGCCACCATTTTGATATCCGTCTTTGTTCAGCCCTAACTCTTTTGTAACTTTAGCTTCTTTAACTTTTTTATCCATAGTTTACTCCTTGAGTTGATTTATACCTATTTTTTCGGAAAGTTTCTACCGAAATCGCTTCTTGGTTTTCTTGGTTCATCATTGCTTTCATCTTGTCTAAATTCAATCTTTCTTGACCTTCTTCCTCTTTTCTTTCATTTTCCATCGCTCTTAGGTCAACTTCTCTTGATTTTATCTTCAATAATGGGTCACCAGCAAACTCACCAGTAATTTTTTCTTCTTCTTTAGCATAATCTTCTTGCATTTCAGCCACTAATTGCGCTTTTCTAGCTTCAATTTGATTAGTTATTTGTTGAACACGTTGTTGTTGCTGCATAACTTGTGGATTTTGCATCATACCTGCCATCATTGCAGGATTTATAGCTCCCATTTGTTGTTGAATCATTTGTAATTCTTGTAATTCTTGCACAAATTCTAATTGTACTTGTTCTTGTGCCATTAAACTTATGTGTTCTAAAATATTTTTTTGTATTGATGCCATTACAATTGGATTGTTTTGCACCATATTTAATCTCATAAAATTTAAGTGAGCGTCAATGTGAGCTTTGTGGTCTTGACCAGGAAAAGCTTGAAAAGGTTTTTGTGACATTGCCATAATATGCTCTAGTGCAGGGTCCATTGGTGTTGGTTGAGCTGGTGGTGGCAAAATAGAATTAACATTTTTTACACCTAAAGCATCGTACATGGATCTGTAAGCTTGGTACAGATTATGTATTTGAGGATTTGATTGCGCTAGTTGTAATTGACTTTGAGCCAAACTAATTCTTTGTGTTTGAC